CTGCCGCAGATACCGCAGCCGTATCTGCACAATCAAGTCAGTTAACTAAATCATTGGGTAATGCAGCCGCAGGCGCACTAGTAGGTGCCGCAACTAATGCATTAGGATTAGGTGGAAGTGCCGCAACAGGCGCACTAAATGCATTGTCAACAGGCAGAACAGCGTTAGGTTCAGTGAGCAACATCACCGGTGCAATTAATAATACAGTTGCAGGAATTGCTGGAACTGTTACCTCAGTTACAAATGCAATTACAGGTGCAAACAATACTGTAAAATCTGTTGCTACTACAGTAGGTGGTATTACTGGTGCAACAAGCAGTGCATCTAATGCTACACTAACACAGAACATTACTAACGCAGTTAATACTGCTATAGACGGTGTAAATGCTGTTGCCGGCGCAAGTAACATGCTTAAGACCGGCGACTTATCTGGTTTGGCTAAGGCTGCAAGTGTAGTTCAAACTGGTGCAGCCGCGGCAACTGCATCTGCACTAGCATCAGGTATTAGTAATCTACCCGGCGGCTTAAAGACAGTATCCGCAGTTGTTAATAATGCAACTGATGCAATTAATAAGTTACCAGGTGCAGACGCTATTTCAGGTCTAGTCAAAGACGCACAAGCAGCCGCACTAAATGGTTTACCATTGCCGTCTATTCCAGGTGGTTTAGGCGCTTTAACTTCATTAGCAAGTAAAGGATTGCCTGCAGGCGCAGCCGCAGAATTGAAGTCTGCTATTTCTGCACTAAGTTCAGGAACAGGTGGCGCAATCAAGTTACCTACAATTGGTTTCAATACAACTGATCGTGCGTCTATTACTGCACAGATTACTTCAGTATTGGGAGATCCTAAAATTCCTATTCCAAATCTTGTAGGTGAAATCGCAGAATCAGTTAAAGATGAAGTTCAATCAGTCATTGATAAGAGTAAAGACTTGTTTGCTACAATTGATGAACTTGACGAATTGAATGACCAAATTGACGAGGCTAAAAAAGCCTTCTATGCCGCAGAAGCAGAATTACCCGAAGGTGATCCTGAAATTGACAACTTGCGTAAAGCGTGGTTTGATTTACTTGATAGCCCTGAACGCAAGACACTACTTTCTAAGTTAGATGAAATTAAGGGCGTAGATGTGCCTGCTATTACAGCCGCAGCCGGCGGCGCTGCCGCGGCAGCCGGCGATCTAGTGTCATCATTAAGTGACACACTGAGCGGTAAGGGTTCAATAAGTAGTTTGATTGATACTGCATCAAGTAGCGCATCATCATTGCTTGGAAGTATTGGAGTTAAAACAGGATCATTAACTGGAGCGTTAAGTTCTATCTCTTCTACTGCTAGTTCATTGACTAATATTGTTGGATCTGCAACACAACTTGCAGGTACAGCAAAAACAGCATTAGGTTCTGTTCCTGGTCAAGGCGCATCTGCACTAACTGCATTACAAAAATCAGTGTCAGTAGCACCAAACACACAGGATATTAACAATTCTATTGCTGGAATCATTGGAAGTATAGACACTGGCCCTGGTGCTGGTTAAAATAAGGATATAAATACATCATGCCTCAATATATCGGATTCAGTACAATCAATGCATGCAAACCAAAAACAACTAATCCTGTGGGCTTAAACACAGGTGGAATTGATGGTGGTCCAGGCGGCATCAACAAGGGCATTATTTGGGGCAAAAAGTTTCGCATCCTAGATGCCCAATTAGTGGCTCAAGATTTTATCAACGCATTAAATATTAGATTGGGTACTAAAGTTGGACAACCTGGATATGGAACTAGACTTTGGGACTTTATTTTTGAGCCAAACACAGCAGACGTACAGTTCCAATTAGAAAATGAAATTCGTAGAGTTGCATCAGCCGATCCTAGAATTGATTTGAACTATGTAAAAGCATTCCCTCAGGAAAACGGTATCCTAATTGAAGTACAATTAGCCGTTATTCCATTCAATAATCCTGCTACATTAAGTGTATTCTTTAACCGAGCCACAAACGTTGCCTCACTAGTATAAGTAAAAACCGTCTTTTTTGATAATGATAAATATATCAAAAGAGACTTACTATGGCAACCAGTTCACGACAATCAGCATTGTTCGGCGTAAACGATTGGAAGACAATCTACCAAACGTTTAGAGAAGCCGATTTCCGCAGTTACGACTATGAAACTTTACGTAAAAGTTTCATCGATTACTTGCGTCTTTATTACCCCGAAACATTCAACGACTATGTTGAAAGTTCAGAATTCGTAGCACTACTAGACGTTATTGCATTCATGGGGCAAGGTCTTGCATTCCGCAATGACTTAAATGCACGTGAAAACTTCATCGATACCGCAGAACGCCGTGACTCAGTAATTAAACTTGCCGAACTAGTCTCTTACACTCCAAAAAGAAACATTGCTGGTCAGGGTTATCTCAAAGTAACAAGCATTCAAACTACACAAAATATCACTGATATTAATGGTTTGAATCTAAGTAATCTTCCAATTCTATGGAACGACCCTGCTAACCCAAATTGGCTAGAACAATTTAATACTGTAATCAATGCAACATTAGTTGACACCCAGCGTATTGGTAAACCAGGTAACATCTCAGAATTGTTAGGAGTTACAACTAGTGAATACACTGTGCGTATTCCTGCAAACAACTTACCAATTGTGCCGTTCAATAGCACTATTGATGGACAAACAATGGGATTTGAATTGGTCAGTGCAACATCTATGGACGCTGATTACATTTATGAAGTTCCCCCTGCTCCTAACGGCAGATTCAACATGCTATATCGCAATGATAAATTAGGATTTGGTAGTCCTGAAACAGGATTCTTCTTCTACTTTAAACAAGGTTCATTGCAAAACTTTGACTTTACATTGCAACAACAGATTTCAAATCAAAATATTGATATCAACATTCAGGGTATCAATAATACCGATACTTGGTTATATCAATTAAACACTGACGGCACACGCACTATTTGGGAAAAGGTCGATAACGTGTATGCTGATGCATACTTGCAAACTGAATTCTCAGAAAAGAAAATCTTTTCTGTAAGTTCACGTTTCAATGACCAAGTAACATATGTGTTTGGTGATGGTGTGTTCAGTGAGATTCCAGTTGGTAACTTCCGTGCTTATGTTCGTGCTGGTAATGCACTAACATATACAATTGAGCCAAGCGAAATGCAGGGTATTAGTGTAGCATTCACTTATATTGATCGTACTGGTCGTGCGCAGACATTGACAATTGGACTAGAGTTACCATTAACTGTATCTACTGCACAGGCACGTGAGACACTTGCTAACATCAAGCAACGTGCTCCAACAAGATATTATACTCAGAATCGTATGGTTAACGGAGAAGATTACAGTAACTTCCCATATACACTATACAGTTCTATTATTAAGAGTAAAGCAATTAACCGTTCAAGTGTAGGCGTAAGCAAGAATTTAGATTTACTTGATCCTACAGGCAAATATAGTAGCACTAACAGTTATGGTAGTGATGGTGCATTATGGCAAGACGATACTGATGGTTTCCTAACATTAACTATTAATAACACTAGCGATATTATTGCATTCTTTACTAATACATTAGCAGCCGCATTGGCAGATAATAATGCTACGCAGTATTATATTCAGAATTATCCTAGATATTCTACTCCAAGCAATGTATTTTGGAAAACAAGTACAGTTGATTCAAGTACAGAAACAGGATATTTTTATACTACTAGTGGAAGTTTAGAACAACCTCAAAGCATAGGCATTTTCTCAAGTAGTAATATGAAATACGTTACTACTGGTGCAATCGTTAAATTTCAGGCACCTACAGGTTATTATTTTGATGCAAATAATAGATTAGTTGCAGGTATTCCAGGCCCCGGTAATCCAACTTATATTTGGACAACAATATTAAATGTTATCGGTGATGGTAGCAATAACGGTGAAGGTAACTTTGCTAATGGATTAGGACCAGTTAAAGTTAATGGTTATGTTCCAGACGGAGTAACAGTTACTCAAGTTATCCCTGTATTCGATAACTCATTATCAACAATTCTAATTCAAGAATGTATTGTAAGAATGGAATTACAACAAGACTTCACATTAGTCTTTAATAATTCATTAATGATTAACCAAGAGCGTTGGTCTATTCAAGCATTTACTAACGAAAATTACTTTGTTAAATTTACTAGTTTAGGTAACAACAGATATACAATCACATATAAATCATTGACCTATTATTTTGGTAGCGTAGCAGATATTAGATTTACTTTTGCTAAGGATGAATTAGTATATGATCCATTCTCAGGTAAAATTATTCAAGATTTTATTAACATGCTATCAGTTAATTCACAGTTCAATTCTAGCAGTCCTTTAGGCAGAGATGTTAAAGTTAATATCTTAGGACAAACTGTTGAAAGTGATGGATATGTTAATGACTTTGAAGTGGAAGTTGCATCAACTGACGTTAATAATCGTCAATTGATCTTAAGTCCTGATTTCTTTAATGAAATTACTGGTTACGTTAATAATAGCGCAAACATTGGTGTATATGTATTTTTTGAAGAAGTACAAGATGCTATTAATTTAACACGCCAATATATTATTCCATCATCAGATGTAGTATATCAATATGGAACAAAGACTCAAATTGAAGTAGTTAAGTATGATTATCCTTTGGGTCAATTGTTCTATGCATATACTGAAAATAAATTTTACAAATCTATACAAGATCAGACAGTTATTACACCGTCTTATATTATGACTGAACAACCACAGTATTCAGTTAAGTTTGGTCGTCAAGGATTAAGTTTCCAATATAGACATAATAGTAATAACACAACACGTATTGATCCAGTTACTACAAATATTATTGACTTGTATGTAGTTACACAGAGTTATTATACTGCATATACTAATTGGGTCAACGATGTAACTAATACATTAGTTGAACCAAACAGACCTACCATTAGCGAATTAAATCAGGAATATGGAGAGGTTCAAAAGTTTAAGATGTTGAGTGATGCCGTGATCTTAAATAGTGTCGTATTCAAACCACTATTTGGTCCTAAAGCAGACCCAGCATTACGTGGAACTATTAAAGTTATTAAAGCAAGTAACACCAATGCAAGTGACAGTGAAATCAGAAGTGCAGTATTACAATCAATGAACAATTATTTTAATGTCAACAATTGGAACTTTGGTGATACATTCTATTTCTCAGAGTTAAGTGCTTATCTACATGCAGAATGCGGCGAACTAATTAGTTCGGCAGTGTTAGTGCCAAACAACCCCTCACAACATTTTGGAGATTTATATGAAATTAAATGTTTACCTTACGAAATTTTCGTAAATGCCGCTACGGCAAGTGACGTATTAGTTGTTCCAGCCCTCACACCCGCTGAATTGCAAATAAGATAAGTACATATATGGCTACAAACAGAATTAGAACACTCGAATTTCTTCCAGAAATTTTTAGAACGCCTAGTAACGCAGAGTTTTTAGGCGCTACCCTTGACCAGTTAGTTAATCCACCAAACACTATGCGTATTCAAGGATACGTAGGTAGCAAGTTTGGTTATGGTGTAAACGCAAAAGATTATTATGTAACTGAACCTACAAAAACACGTAGAGATTATCAATTAGATCCGGGTGTTGTTTTTACTAAAAAGAATCAAAGCACTGCACAAGACTTTATTACCTACCCAGGTATCATCGATAGTTTAAAACTAGAAGGTGGTGTTACAAACAACAATAGCAGACTGTTTGAGAGCCAATTTTATTCATGGGATAGTTTTACTAATCTCGACAAGATTATCAACTTCAACCAATATTATTGGTTGCCAGAAGGTCCACCTGCGGTAACTGTAGCCAGTGCCACAGTGTTTGCGACTAATGATTATGTTGTAGCAGATTTGCCTAATGGTTATAATATTAGAACATTGGGCGCCGGAGCAGGAACACTCAACCCAACGTTGACCTTCCTACGTGGCGGTACATACAGATTCATTGTAAATCAAGATAGTCAGTTTTGGATTCAAGGCGAGCCCGGCGTCAGTGGATATAGTCCAACACAGCCTAACTTACCAGTAAGAGATGTATTCGGTGTATCAAATAATGGTGCAAGCCAAGGTATAGTAACATTTACTGTACCTGCAAAAAATGCGCAAGACGAATATCTATTCCCAGGCAACAATTTAGTAGACGTAGTTAGTGACATTCCATTCTCACAAGTGAATGGACAAAGATTGGCTGATGTGATTAACATTGATGGAATCACATCATTGAATGGCCTACGTGTTATGTTCTATAACACCGGCATTGCAAGTGAAGTTGGTTATGTATCATCATACTTCGGTGAAACTAACTTTGACGTAAACAATGACTTCTTAGTTCCTCCACTAACATTAACAGTTTCAAGTTGCAATACTACTGCATTTACCTTAGCATCAGGTACAACTGATACATTAGTTGTAGGTCAAACAGTTACGTTTGATAATCCTGTATTTGGTGGCATTACAGGTGGACAAGTTTATTATGTTCATAGTATTCCATCATCAACAACCTTTACAATTGCAACCACACTAACTGCTGGTTCACCTTTGACACTGACTGCGGCTTCAGGCACAATGACAGTAAATGTCAATCAAGGTTTATATGAAGAAGGATTTTACACCAACGTAAATCAGAACTTTTATAGAATTGAATATATCGGTGATCCTGACGATCCTGTACTACGTTTGATCCCAGACGGCATCATCCCAACAGAGCAAAAGATTACTGCACAGTTTGGTACAGAATGGATTGATCGTAAGTTCTATAGAAACACATTAGGTGTAATTAGTTTAATTCCTTATATTTCTGCACCACTGGATGTACTATATTATCAAGACGGTACTAGTGCAAACAAGGTCGGCATCATTAGAATTATCGACAGCAATACAACAAATACTTTAAATGTAGAAACTGACATTTTAGGTAAAAAGAATTTCACTTCTACAAACGGTGTTGTATTTACCAATGGTCTTAAGGTAGAGTTTGATGGCGATGTTATTCCATCAAGTTATCTACAGGGTCAATATTATGTTGAAGGAGTAGGTACAAGTATCGAACTAGTACCTGTAAGTTCACTAGTATGCCCTGAAGGTTTCACCCAAAGTTCATTCATTCCATTCGATACAACTCCTTACGATATTGGTAACTTTGATAGCAACCTATTCATTCCAGTTGATCCTGACTATATTACTATTGCAAGAAATAGTATTAGCAAGAACGCATGGTCACGTAGTAATCGTTGGTTCCACATTGATGTAATTAATGACACGGCATCATACAACAACAATCCAAATATTGTTACAACTTATGCTACTGCTTCAGCAAAAGCAAAACGTCCAATTATCGAATTTTACCCTAACTTGAAATTATTCAATTCAGGCGCAGTAGGTAAGAGTGCGGTTGACTTTGTGGATACTAGAACAACTGATGCATTGTCTACTGTAGCAAATCAGGAAAACTATTATCCTGACGTTGAAGTATACACAACTTATACAGCAACTATTGCTTCAGTAATTGGTACTAGCACCAGTATAACCGTTGATGAAGATGCAGTAACAGGAACGTTCCAAATT